ATGGACAACGACAAAATTGATCAACACAGCGACGAAATTGAAGTTGAGAGCGAAGAAAAAGAGCGCGGCAAAAAAATAGAAATAGATGAAGACCGACTCCCCTCCCGGGCGATGGCAATTCATGAGCATATCCGCCAGGATGGTGAAAAAGAGCTGGAACGCGACGCAATGGCGCTACTGTGGTCAGCCATTGCGGCGGGTCTGTCGATGGGCGCTTCGCTACTGGCAAAAGGGATATTTCATGTCGAACTGGAAGGAGTGCCAGGCAGCTTCTTACTGGAGAATCTCGGTTATACCTTTGGTTTTATTATCGTCATTATGGCCCGCCAGCAATTATTTACCGAAAACACCGTGACTGCGGTACTACCCGTCATGCAAAAACCGACAATGAGCAACGTCGGCTTACTTATGCGATTATGGGGCGTCGTGCTGCTGGGTAATATTCTCGGGACAGGTATTGCTGCATGGGCATTTGAATATATGCCTATCTTCAATGAAGAAACTCGCGATGCATTTGTCAAAATCGGCATGGATGTGATGAAGAACACCCCCAGCGAGATGTTTGCCAACGCGATCATTTCCGGCTGGCTGATCGCCACTATGGTTTGGATGTTTCCTGCTGCGGGTGCGGCAAAGATTGTGGTGATTATATTGATGACCTGGCTTATTGCACTGGGTGACACCACCCACATCGTTGTCGGTTCTGTTGAAATCCTCTATCTGGTGTTTAACGGCACGCTGCACTGGAGCGATTTCATCTGGCCCTTCGCACTACCTACTTTAGCGGGGAACATCTGCGGCGGCACCTTTATCTTCGCGTTAATGAGTCATGCACAGATTCGTAACGACATGAGCAACAAGCGTAAAGCAGAAGCACGCCAAAAAGCAGAACGTGCGGAAAACATTAAGAAAAATGATAAAAACCCAGCATAAATGGCGAGGGTTTAAGCAATCGAGCGGCAGCGTACTTACCCCGCAGTCCATTAGCGGGTATACTCATGCCGCATTGTCCTCTTAGTTAAATGGATATAACGAGCCCCTCCTAAGGGCTAATTGCAGGTTCGATTCCTGCAGGGGACACCATTTATCAGTTCGCTCCCATCCGTACCAGTCCGCAAAATCCCCTGAATATCAAGCCTTCCGTAGATTCACAGTTCGTAATGGTTCGCGTCAGATCGTTGACAGCCGCACTCCATGACGGGTAAAAAGTGGATAAAATAATTTTACCCACCGGATTTTTACCCATGCTCACCGTTAAGCAGATTGAAGCAGCAAAGCCGAAAGAAAAACCATACCGCCTTCTCGATGGTAATGGCCTGTACCTTTATGTCCCTGTATCCGGGAAAAAGGTATGGCAGCTTCGCTACAAGATTGACGGTAAGGAAAAAATACTGACCGTAGGAAAATATCCGCTTATGACTTTGCAGGAGGCAAGGGATAAAGCATGGACTGCGAGGAAAGACATCTCGGTTGGCATCGATCCGGTAAAAGCGAAAAAGGCTTCGTCTAACAACAATTCCTTTAGTGCGATTTACAAAGAATGGTACGAGCACAAGAAGCAAGTATGGTCAGTAGGGTATGCGACTGAACTTGCAAAAATGTTTGATGACGACATTTTACCTATCATCGGCGGCCTTGAAATTCAAGATATTGAGCCGATGCAACTGCTGGAAGTAATCCGCAGATTTGAAGATCGCGGCGCAATGGAGAGAGCCAACAAAGCCCGCAGAAGATGCGGCGAGGTTTTCCGTTACGCTATTGTCACCGGCAGGGCTAAATATAACCCGGCACCTGACCTTGCTGACGCCATGAAGGGATACCGCAAGAAGAACTTCCCGTTTCTTCCTGCAGACCAGATCCCTGCATTCAACAAAGCACTGGCAACATTTTCAGGAAGTATCGTATCGCTCATTGCGACCAAAGTTTTACGCTACACAGCCCTAAGAACGAAAGAGCTTCGTTCCATGCAATGGAAGAACGTCGATTTTGAAAACAGGATTATCACCATCGACGCCAATGTGATGAAGGGACGCAAAATTCATGTGGTTCCTATGTCAGACCAGGTAGTTGAACTTCTCACTACGCTAAGCTCAATCACCAAACCAGTATCAGAGTTTGTTTTTGCCGGGCGCAACGATAAGAAGAAGCCAATCTGCGAGAACGCGGTATTGCTTGTGATCAAACAAATCGGCTATGAGGGTCTGGAAAGCGGTCACGGATTCAGGCATGAATTCAGCACGATTATGAACGAGCACGAATGGCCTGCTGATGCTATTGAAGTGCAACTGGCACATGCCAACGGCGGATCTGTGCGCGGGATTTACAACCATGCTCAGTATCTCGATAAACGCAGAGAAATGATGCAATGGTGGGCGGACTGGATTGATGAAAATGTGGAGTGATCCACCTTAACCACTATCGAAGAGCACAAAGCCTTGCAATCCAGTATAAAGCTTTGTTTGTCTCAGTTTTGTCTTATCAACCACAGCAAGTCATCGATCGATTGAGACTTGGATGATAGACTTCATGCCTTTGATTATTAGCTGACAGAAGAAATGTTAAAGCTATTTGCAAAGTACACCTCGATTGGTGTGCTGAACACACTTATACACTGGGTGGTTTTTGGTGTATGTATCTATGCCGCGCATACAAATCAGGCTCTGGCAAACTTCGCAGGTTTCGTTGTGGCTGTGAGTTTTAGCTTCTTCGCGAATGCAAAATTCACATTCAAAGCATCGACTACAACGATGCGCTACATGTTATATGTCGGGTTCATGGGAACACTGAGTGCAACTGTTGGATGGGCTGCTGATAGATGCGCACTTCCCCCGATGCTAACCCTTATCACTTTCTCCGCCATCAGCCTGGTGTGCGGTTTCGTATATTCAAAGTTCATTGTCTTTAGGGATGCGAAATGAAGATATCTCTTGTAGTTCCTGTCTTCAATGAAGAAGAAGCGATACCAATTTTTTATAAAACGGTACGTGAATTCGAAGAGTTGAAGCCATATGAGGTGGAAATTGTTTTCATAAATGACGGCAGCAAAGACTCTACAGAGTCAATAATTAACGCTCTGGCTGTTTCTGATCCGCTAGTTGTTCCGCTGTCATTTACGCGCAACTTTGGTAAAGAACCAGCATTGTTTGCAGGGTTAGACCATGCAACAGGCGATGCTGTTATTCCTATTGATGTTGACCTGCAAGACCCGATTGAGGTAATACCTCAACTGATTGAAAAATGGCAGGCAGGCGCTGATATGGTGCTTGCTAAACGATCTGACCGCTCAACGGATGGCAGACTGAAGCGAAAAACGGCTGAGTGGTTCTATAAGCTCCACAATAAAATAAGCAATCCGCAGATAGAGGAAAATGTTGGAGATTTCAGGCTGATGTCTCGCGAGGTAGTGGAGAATATTAAGCTCCTGCCAGAACGCAATCTTTTCATGAAAGGTATTCTTAGTTGGGTTGGTGGGGATACAGATGTTGTTGAGTATGTCCGTGCTGAGCGTGTAGCTGGCAGCACGAAATTCAATGGGTGGAAATTATGGAACCTAGCACTTGAAGGTATAACAAGCTTTTCCACTTTCCCTCTGCGTATGTGGACTTATATTGGGCTATTCGTCGCAGGAATGGCTCTTTTATATGGCACATGGATGATTATCGACACTTTGGTTTTTGGCAATCCGGTTAGGGGATACCCATCACTTATTGTGTCCATTCTTTTCTTAGGAGGGATTCAACTCATTGGAATTGGCGTGCTTGGTGAATATATAGGAAGAATTTACATAGAGTGCAAAGATAGACCTAGATTCATTGTTAAGAGAAAGAAAAAATGAATAAAACAATTAAAATCAACTACTTCATACTATTTGTTATTTTGTTTTTTATTATAACATGTAATATTTACTACTATGATGATGTATTTAGATCGTATTGGGGATATTATGGTTGGTCTGAAGATGGAAGGCCTTTTGCAGATTTATTCTATAAATCATTTATTTTCTTTAGATCTGAAAGCATACCAGATATTTACCCACTACCACTAGTTTTAACGTCTGTGCTTCTTGTTATATCACTAACAAAGGCATTGCAAAATATACTATCAAAAGATGGGGTTATAGTTAATATAACTTTTGCAATATTTATGCTTAACCCTTTTCTTTTGTCTAATATGCTATTTAGATATGATGGTGCATTTATGATTTTATCTATTGCACTTTCTGCTATTCCATTCATTTTTACAAAAAGTAGAACATTCGCCATATCATCACTACTGTGCCTAACAATATCGCTTGGATTGTATCAGGCCTCAATAAATGTGTACATTGGGCTTGCATCAGTAGTGGTTGCAATGGAAGCATTGAAAGGGGAAAAGTTTACATCAATAGCCAGCAGAGTGCTATTATCTGTCACATGTGTAGTCTCTTCATATATTATATACTCAAAATTAATACTTGAATCATTATCTTTAAACAATAACTTCTCGAAATATGCTCAAATAGTTGAATTAAATAAAGGTGGAGTCATCAATGTTTATGAGAATATAATTAACGCAGTTAGAAAAATTGATGTTGCTCTTCATAGTGGTATTGGAATACCTCTTTATATATTTCTATCAATAATAGCCATATCATCTGTGTTTTTCGCTATTAAACGAAAGAAATTTCAATTACTATTTTTTATTGCAATATCTATATTTGGTTGCTTCTTTTCCTCTTTTGGTGTGTCTGTGTTTGGCAAATCACCAGTATTTGTATCAAGGATATTTATCGGATTTGGTGTCTTTATAATGGCGCTTCCTTTGATTGGCTCAGTGATCCTTAATTGGAGAATTAATTACTTGCTGTCATTATTCATTGCAATTCCCATGCTGTCCATATTCTTTGCGACAATTAATGCTTCACGAGAAGAATTTAAATTCCAAAATAATTTATCACTTCAAATGATCAATGATATTAATAATAGTAAAGCCAAATATCTCGATTTTATTGTTATTGACGGCTACGCGAAGAACTCATCTGTCGCAAGCATAAACAAGAAAATATTTCCAGTAATATCTGATATATTGCCACCTATATTTACAAATAGATATGATGGCGGAGTTTTTACATTGATGAGAAATGGACTAAAAGATGTTGTTAGCGCTGAGCCATCAGCTGCAGACAAAGCTGTATCAATATCAGATAATGGGAATCTAATTTCTGACAATAATATATATAGCATTCATGCAACCAAAGACATTATTGTAATAAAGTTAAAATAAACACATCCCCCATTAATATGATTGATGGGGGATGCTATCTACAAAAAATCAAAGCTAACTAAGAGAAAATCCAATTACCATACGCCCCAGTTATTTCACTATACATGCCTTCTTTGTTTTTTATTTTAATCCAAGAGCCGAATTCCGTGGTGGCTACTTGCGTTACTTCTGAAGAGTTACTTACAAATCTTATATTTGCTACGCCTATTGCTCTGCCTGGTGATGAGGTTGTCATAGCTCTTATTATTTTTAACTCTCTGAAATCACCAGCGCTGCTTGCGATTATATCAATATCATTAGTGCTATGGTTAAATATAATGGTATTATTTAACAGCTTTGTATTTTGAAAAGATGTTATTGTGGCAATCCCTCCAATAAATCCTCTTATCTGGGCAGGGCCAGTATCTACACTATCATAGGCTAATGATGTGGTTATATTATCTTCCTCCTTTCCTATATGTATATCAATAAAGTACTCTTTTAAACTAATGCCAGCCAAAACTAAAAATGTTGATATAGTAGATGTACATTTTTTAATAACCAGATTCTTAAAATTTCGAGATACCCCGATGCTTATTGGATCAATAGTTCTAGGTAATAACCTGATTATTTTATCCCCACCTGCTATAGTAGTTTCATCAACAATTTCACCTATTTCCACAAAAAGGCGGTCATCCCCCAGCATTTCAAAAACACAAAAGTCTAAAGGAGACGTTTTAAATACTACTCTATCAATTAAGATCTTTCCTATACCATTTCCATTAACTCTAGTAGCTGTCACACCTCTGTTAGTCACATTAGTTAGTGTTGTATTCCCAGAGATGATTACATCAGCTACAAGACCGTCAGGGAAAATATTAAGTTCCAAACCAGTATACGCACCATTGATGTATGGGTTTGAGATTTCACAATTAATCAGCCGAGGGACAGTGTGTCCAGGCACACTTTCGTCTGCCTCTGGTTCAATATCTATTCCAGATTTCGGCATAGCACCTGTAACACCTCCGTAGTCACCAATATTATAAATCTCAGGATTAACTATTATTATGTTTTCACCTGACGTTAGGCTTATACCGTTACGCCTGCATTGTTTGATGATCGGTTTTTCTATATAGATATTTTCTGGAACCGTTCCATCGTTAGTCCCCCACTTCATTCCTATGTATATTCCGTCGCCAAACATGTTGGTATACAGTCCACCAATAATACGAATGTTAGATGATTGAAGTATTGTAAGCCCCCACCCATGTTCTCCTTCGGATGTGTTTGTTAACCGATCACCTTCCAGTACAGGATTATAAATATTTACATTTTTAACACCGTTTGCTATGTAAATGATATGGCTTTGTGGCCTGTTTTGATTTGCTAGTTTTAATGCCCCATCCTTTTCAAATCTTATAGTGCTATTATCTACGCATCTTAACACAGATTTAAAAGCATCATTTCCAGGGGAAAAAGGGTCTTCATTCACAGCCATCAAGCCTTCAAATGATTTATCTATAATGAATTCTGCACCAATAGACGCTGCGGATTCATACGCCTTTTGTAGTGTTTGTGCGTCATTGCAAAAATCAGAAGCATAAATAGATCTGGTTTTCTTTAATTCAAATATCCTACCGTTTCTGCTCCTGATAATTAATATCCCATCTGGGGTGAGCGTGAGGGTGGATGATTCATAAACATATCTACCATGAATCATTACATGATTAAATATCTCTGGGACATCCTCTTGCTCTATATTAATAGCAACATATATAAGTTTATTACTTAACTCCCCCCTTAACTGATCAGGGTCATACTTCAGCACATTCGGAAAATAGAACTGCTTAGCACCATATGCATCATAAACAGCCATAGAATGGCCTTGCACGGTAACGAATTTGGCAATCTGTCCGTTATATACCGGATAACCGGCGGCGTTAATGATGATTGGTTGAGAAACAGGAACGTGAGAACCGTCTTCATTCTCTACATAAACCTGAATCCGGTTTTCAGGATTTACCGGGTCAGTGTCAATTTTCCCGATATAAATTTCGCCATTGGCTACGGCTTTAAAAGAACGCGCCATAGTGAAGAGTTGCGAAGGCATGCTTACCACAACATTTGCGGTGATATCTGACATTTCATTGCTCCAGACGAATGATATGATGCAACCATGATGTGATTGCATACCGAAATGGTACTATTGAGTATTTATCCAGTAGGTTACGATGCCATTCCACCCAACTGGTGAGGCATCAAGCATGTACAGCAAATACGACGAGGCGCAGTTTCACTTGAGACTTCCGCATGAACTCCACGCGAAAATTAAGCAGCGTGCGAAGATGAATAACAGGTCGCTGAACTCAGAGATAATTGCAGCGATTGAAGAATCATTGGCTAAACAAAGCTCTGCATCAGTTTACATTGACGATGCAGAGCGTATGGCAGAACAACAATCTGATATGGTTAAGAAAATTGTCTTTGATACTCTCAAAGAGCTATATAAAAAAGACAGCAGTTAACCATCAGTTACGGAGGATTTATGCAAAGAGATATGCTGAATATTGCATTCTACATATTTGGCTTTTGCACGTTCCTGGTGTTTGCGAAGCTATTCTGACAGCGCATCAGACTTAGCCCCCTGAGTCAGGGCGTTAATGGCCTTTTGTGCCTGCTGCATGGCTTTCTCAAACGCTGTTGATCCGCGTTGGGTATTTGCCATTCGTAGCATTGCATTTCTGAATGGCTCACTCTCATAGGCGCGAGCAAGAAGTCCGTAGCTTACTGCTGCTCCAGTTGTTGCAGGGTTCATTGCCGTCCCATATCCGATAATGAACGGTATGGTTTGCTGCCCTGTTGGTGTTGTTACTGCTGCTTTTGCAGCCTGCTGCGTGGATTGCAGGTAGTTTTTCAATCCTTTCAGATAAGCGGCTTCCTGACCTTTAAATGTGATGCCAGTCTGGTTTTGCAGGATATTAAGCTGCCGAAGGAACTGGTCAGGGGATCCGCCAGATTTCTCCATCGCCTTTCCAATGATGCCATTGCGCATTTGCGCTCTTCCAACGCGACCAACTGAGTTATACAGCGTCTTGATTTCCGATTTGTTCTTGCTGAATAGCATGTTATTCACAACTTCCGGCGTCAGGTCGCCTTTCATGAGAACATTCTTCAGCCTGGTATTCTTTAGTTTCGCTGCTTCGTCAGCGTAGACTGCATTGGCCTGCTGATATTTACGGAGAGTATCGTTGCCAAGATTCTGACCAATGGCACCATTGATATCGTCGGTCATTGCCTTGTAAACGCGCTGAATGGCAGCATCGGAACGGTTTGGTAACACTGGTCTCTCACCCTTCACGTCCATTCTGAACTGGCTGCGCAGATCGCTTAATTGCTTCAAATCCAGATTTACCGGACCATCAGGCCCAGCATTGCGAACAAGCTCATCACGATAGGACTGAAGTTTTGAAATAGTCTCGTTATCGGCGACCTTACCAAGCTTCTGCAGATTAGATATTTCTGTATCAATCTGCTGAATTGCTCGCGCAGGCTGAATGTTTACTCCAGCCATAGCATTCTGAACCTGCTCCAGTCGATTACCGGCGGCACGACGAATTCCTGATGTTTTCGCTTTAAGGCTGTCAATAACAACCGCTGGATCATACTCACCGAATTTATCAGCAAATCTCTGCACCAACTGGCTTCTCGCTTCCTGTTGCGTTGCTCTCATTCCGCTTGTGCCAGCCAGAGGGATATTTTCTGCTGTAGTCTGCGCCATTTTTCCGACGCGGGAAGTGGGTTGTAACAGGTCTGTGGTGTGCAGAGGAATTCCTTCACGCTCTGCAAATCTGATAGCCTGCTGCGCTTCTGGCGCGATAGCACCACGAACGCCACGATAAGCAGCACCTAATCCACGTCCGGCAGCGTTAATAGCACCGCCAGCAAGTACACCAACGCCTAAATCGGTGGCGAGTGCTTCCGCATCATCTTTCATACTGTTTGCAGCAAGTGATCCAACTGCGTTTTCTGCGAGAAGGCGAGTTGCCCCCTGAGCAATTCGACCAGCAAGTGTTGGTGCCTGTACCGCCGCTCTCTCAACGCCAGCAGGAGTGAGGTAAGGCAATGCTTCAGCAAATACCCTTCCCTCTGTCGTTTGTGGAGTCAGCGCGCCTTGCTGAAGGCCAAAGTCCTGCTCTAATCCCTGCGTTGTTACTCGTGGCGCTGGTTGATATGTACCATCGCCAATGCCGAGTTTACCGCCAGCCCAAGCCGCCGCGCTTGTTACAGCATCGGCAACTGATGCAGGTATGTTTGCCACGTTCACGCCAGCCTGCACCAGTCCGCGACCAGTCTCTTTTACTGCTTCACCAAGATCAGACATAAATCCGCTTTGCTGTGGTTGTTGCTGTGCTACTGGTTGTTGTGTCTCCACTGGCTGCACAGATGGCAATGGATAGGCAGCATAGAAAGCTTGCTTAGCCTGCTCTGCATTTTCTCCGGCTTGCGGGGCCACGACTTCATTGAAGTATTGCTCCTGAGCCTGCGCTTTTTGTTCTGGTGCTAACGCCTGATACTGTGGAGAGGCGATAACATCTTTCCATGCTTTAGCCATTAATCACCCCATAGTGAAGAAAAGTTACTGCTGGCTGCTGGCTGTGATACCTGTGCAGGTTGAGATTGCTGCCGCTGAGATTTACCAACATTAACGTTATATTGTTGGTTGTAATTGTTGGTGTATTCCTGAATCTCACGAATCGACTGCTGCATAGCCTCCGGGCTTGAATAGTCAACCTGCGGCATCCCCTGAAAATACATCTTCGCTTCTGCAACGGTGTTAATACCACTGGCACCCATGTCCCTTGCTGCCGCCACACCCTGATTCTGCATTCTGCCCTGAATACGTTGTGCTGAGTTATATAACTGGCGCTGCTCTTTTCCCGTTAATCGGCTGCGAACATCAGCACCAATTGCTGGATTACCTGCACCACCTGTCATTCCTGTCATGAAATCGAGAGCAGAAGCGTCTGCATTTGCGATCGCGTCGATATCCTTCTTCATGGCATAGTTTTGTGCTGATGCAGACGATGTTGCAGGCGCAGCGATTGAACTGGCAGGGACGCGAACCATATTCCCATCGTTGTCGATGCCTTCGTAGAACGCATTAGCCCCAGCGCCATGAAGCTTCCCGCCTACCGTTACAGTTCTGCCATCTGATAACTGAACTGTACGCTCATCATTCCCAGCGATTCCTCTTGTTGACGCTCGCTGCATTGCCAAATCCTGACCTCGTCGCGCAGTAGAAGCAGATAAGTCCTGACCGCGCATCGTGATGTTCTGGCCTCGTGCTGTTAGCGCCTCGCCAGCCTGATTGCTGCGGATTGTCTCTGCAAGTTTCCCGCGATCAATCTCACGACCAGCCATCTTGTCCTGAACATTGAAGTAATCAATTGGACCAAGAGCAGCCATTCCAAGGTGATCAACAAACTCACCAAATCCTGAAGGGTTCTGCTGATACATCTGAGCAACGCTGTTAGGGTCAACACCGACGCGAGTCAGTTCCTTGGCGTTGTTTTGCAGCCATGATTGCATTGCTTCTGGAGACGATGACGCAAGGCGTGCGCCAGCCGCTAAGGTGCCGATAGAATTACGCTGGTCTTCATCAATGAATCCCATGCCTTTACGAACGGATTCAATCTGTTCTGGATATTGAGTAGCCAACTGACGCAAAGCACCGCGATCACCAGACGCATAAGCATTAGCGTATGCCTGCTGAAATTCTTTCTGCCGCTGAGCCTGCTTTTCCTGCTGAAACACCCCCGCAATACCTGAAAGGCCTTGCAAAGCAGTCAGCCCAACATTGTTAGCGCCTGAACGCTCAATATCATTGTTCTGCCTGATAAGCTGAAGCGTATTGCCGATGTCATTTACGCTCGGAGCGTTTGAGTTGACGCCGCCGATACCAGCCAACAATCCGCCGTTTGTTCCTTGCCAAGTAGCCATGATTACCCCTTAAAACAACGAGTCAAGCAATCCGATACCAGCACCAATGCCAGCGCCCCAAGGCGTTGATGTTTCCAAAAGGCTGGCAAGACCTGCACCGGCAATCGCACCAGACGTGCCACCGCTAATTGCAGTCTGAAGACTTGATGGTTTATTGGCATTAGCAGCGGCAAGTGCTGCGCTTTGCTGTGCAATGCTGCTCATGTTGTTGGCGTACGTCTGCCCGGCGTTTGCCTGACCTTGCAGCGCACCAAGCCCAACGTTTGCCAGATTGTTGTAATTGCTCATCTGGTTTGATAACCAAGACTGACCGAGTGTCGGCGCGATCGTAGCCAGTTGATTGCTTGTGGCTGTCGAACCAAGTCCACCCGTCGCCTCCGCAGCAGCAAGACTCTGGTAACGCGCCTGACCTGCAAGGTCTTTATACTGCTGAGAGTTGTAATACTGATTAAGTGCCTGCCCCTGACCTTCTAAACTGGAAAGATTCTGCAACTGGTTAACATACTGCTCCGCAAGAGGCGTGAACGGAGCAAGGTTTTTCATGATCGTCTGCCACTGCTGATTTTGCAGGTCTGCTGCATACTTCTGAGCTTCTGCGGCATACTTTGCGCTTTTATCAGAACTGCCACCTTTTCCACCCTTTTCAGGGCAATAAGGTTCCTCTCCGCGCAGTTTTCTGCCCAGCTTAAATGCATATAACATGGCTATCTCCCGTGATTCAGGAAGTCGATTAGTTCTTCGCGTGTGGCGCTGTAAAAAGTCACGTCATCCACGCCTTTAAAGTATTTCTTGATGGTTCCTACACGCTTAAGGCCAATCATTGCGCAGTAAATCTGCCCGTGGCGGAATTTGCGTGCGGCGAACGATGTGACGCACTGAACGGTGGTGTTAGTCAGAATGTATCGCCAGAACGCCAGCCCGATTTCCTTGCTGAAGCCGCGAATCTCTGGCAGGTACATGGCGTGGCAATCGAATGTCAGCGGCTGAATCTCCTGATAGTAAACAATGCCGCCGAACTGCCTGTGCACGTTCACCTCAAAGTAACGGCAATCAGGTTTGTAGTCGTATCCATCACCGTTGTTGCTCCCGGCGATAATGTCAGGGTGATTTCCTACCGCTTCGATCAGGTCGATGTTTCGCGTTGGTTTGAACTGAATCATCACTGCTCCGCAATGATTTTGATGGTTGTGGCAGTAAACGCCGCCCCATTTGACTGAATGGTTAACGTACTGCCATTTGTGGCAAGAAAGCCGTCTTTATCCACGCTGAAGAACGTAGCTAACAGGATGTTGTCGGTTGTTGTCGCCGAGTTGCGACTGCTTACCAGTGTGTCAGGAACAGAACCGGAAAATGTTAGCTGCATTGACCTGTTTGCGGTTCCGCTGGGCCACGTCCCGACGATCGACAGCTTGAAGAACAAGGTTTTGTTCTCGTTGAACACAACCATCTTGTTGTTAACGGTGTCGAAGAATGGTGCCAACGTGCCGGATGACGGCGTGAGCGTTTTCAGTAGGCTAACAAGGTTGGTCGGCGCTGTCGGGATGGTTACAGATACGCCAGAGTAAACAACCTCTGACTTCTTGCGAGTAGTGGCATACTTCAGAGCATCGATGCGCGTTTCATGGTCTGAAACCTGCGATTCCAGCGACTGAACTCTGGTATCAAGCGACGCAATATCGCTTTCATTCTGAGCTATTCGTGTTTCATGTTCCTGAAGAGTTGATTCTGCCTGGCTGATTCGCTCCTCATGATTAACAAGCGTTGCTTCCGCAGCAGAAATTCGCTGCTCATGGTCAGCGAGAATCACATCCTGCTCATCGTTTCTGACCTGTGCATCATAAGCGCCCTGTCCGGCCTCGTTGGCCTTGTTCGCCACGTTACCAACATCAGTACCCTGTGCGATAACGTACAGCAGATATGACTGCGAGAAGATATTGCGTGGAAGGACTGATGTGTCGAGCCGCGTAGCCTGGATGATTACCGGCACATTGAGATTCGAATCCGCCATTACTCAATCCTTATCTGGCAGCCAGACAGAGTGACAGGTGACTTCGTGATAACGCGCAATTTGAAGCCGACATTTTTCCTGATGCGCCCTACTCGCTTCCACAAAACGCGTTTGTCGTAAACGAACGGTTCATTCTGCTCAATCATCTGCTCACGCCCGTAATTGATGCCGTCAGTGGTTGCAGAGAGAAAAAGGCGGTCAGCATACTGCGCAACGCCAGTTGACGATTCAACCTCAAGGTCGAAAACTCTGGCGTTATCCGCTTTGAACAGTGGAGTAAACAGCAGGTGTTCCTGTTGCTTGTCGTACTGGCTGCTGATGTCGAATTGCAATTTCCCGGTCACGGACTCCAGCTTATCGCCGCACGTTATCTGATTGCCTTCGTAAATGAAGTCGATAGCGCGGTACACATCGTCATACAGGCCTGTTTTCAGCACACACCATTGCGGACCATTGGCGCTTGAAGATGCGTCGTACACCAGAACATGGCGCGGAAGGTGGATAATCAGCAACTCATGCGCATCAAATCGCAGAGACTCCATCACACCATCAGCCAGTTCATCAGCAGTGTAGGAGCGGAGAATTTTCTCAATGCTCGCGCTGGCGATTGGTGATACCTGACCGGAGCCGATGATATACACAGACGGAGCACCTGTTGCCGGATTGCTGATGAACGCATAAGAATCAGCGAATGGCGTTTTGCAGTAAGTCCCGGCAATGCCTTTTTGCACCATCAGTGATGGCTGTGCGACATACAAAGCAGCACCAACGGTGGTTGCGCCAGTCAGGGAGAAATATTCAATAGTCGATGAACCAAAGCAGACGATGAAGTCTCGCCATGTCCCGATACCGATGATGCCGTCCGGCTGAGACTCGGCACGATATTGTGCGCTGTAACGGTCAGGATGCGATTCGTCTTCAAGATCAGTGATAAACCATGAATCAGTGCCGTCTTTTGACCACGCATAACGCCCACGTAAGCGTGTAATGTCGCGGACTGAGCCTAACTCATACTGCGTGAATCCGCTGTCTGTAGGCCAGTTTGAGACGGTTTTAACCGTGCCATCATAGCGATACTCGACCAGTTGACCATTAACACCTACCGCCTGTGATGTCCGACCATGCGCCATTGATACGCGACCACTTCCGGCAACATCACCGACTGCATTTTCTCCTTTGTACAGCTTGCCACCACACACACGATAGACAGCATTCTGCGCCATGTTGTACTCGACTCCGCGCGATACGCCGTTTACATCAGAACGTTTGGCAATGCCCGGGAATGAGCGAAGATATCCGCTGCTGTTCAGGATTTCTTTTGGTGTAGCCAACATATTCACTGGCAGATAGTCGATATAGTCGGCGTTTCGAAAGTCTTTGCCGACACCTTTCATAAGCGGAAGTTGCTGAATCGGCATTATTCGCTCCCGTTATCGCAAGGTTCCTTTCGGTGGAAGTAATTCCAACCGTTCCACTTCGCCAACTGGTTTCCACTGCCAACAGGCATACGATTTGGATAACCGGACTTACATTTTGCGGCTTTTGCTCTGTCCATTGCAGACAGTTTGACGAGTCGCTCTTTCCCGTATCTGGCAGTGGTTATAAGTTTTGCAGACGCTTCAAGCGCATAATCTGGAGCAATTCGGCAGGCAAGGTTGAAAATGACGGCATTGATAGCGTTATTTGATAAACCGTGCTCATCGCCCGGATCCGGAGCGACATCTGCATCAGCAAAAATGTAGCCAACGTTGATACCAGGTGACGCATCACCGCCAAGCCATTCAGCCATCATCATTTCAAGGTCGTTGACGCCGTCTTCCATGGACTGAGGTTCGACATCGGTTAACGTGGCATTTGATGCCACACCGAGCTTACGTAATGCCGCAAGAACTAAATCACCCTTCGTTGTCAGGTTCATCTGCTGCCGCCTTAGGTTTTCGACCAGGCTTTTTACGCTGTTTTTCTTCTGGCTCTGGCTCTGGCTCTGGCTCTGGCTCTGGCTCTGGCTCTGGCTCTGGCTCTGCAACATCCTTCAGAAGATCATCAGGATGTGCAAACCAGCCAGCATCCAGATATTCCTGAAGCTCTTCGGCTTTCACGATTTCAAAGTCGTATCCAACGCCTTTCCATTTCTTCATGTCGCCATGACGAAATATCATGTGTGTCATGCTTGTCTCCAGATAAAAAAGGGAGCCGAAGCTCCCTCTGGTTATCACGCAGTCTGGTTAGGCAGACCAACACCAATTGCCTCTGGTCGTACAGCACATGCTGAATACCACACAGCAATACGGCACTTACCAGACAGAGTGTTGATATCGCCATGCGTTGCGAAGATGCCGTTAACACCAATGCCAGGAATGCTGAAGGAAGACGTTTTCATACCAGCAAACAGTTCATGGGTTACCGGGATCGGCTGAGACAGCAGGCGGATTGAGTCATCAGCCCAGAACACGTTAGCGGTGGTTGTTGCCACGTTCAGAACGTTTACCGGAGTGGTATCAGCAAGAGAGGTGTTTACGTTAGCGTAAGCCTTCTCTTCTTTTGTCAGTGACGCGTCATCAAGTGCAATCGGCTTCGGCGTGATTTCGATGTGAGTACTATCGATCACACGGGTGATTGAGAAAGTTGCATCATCAGTCAGCACGTTCTTCGCCATCTGAGACAGGAATTTCACACCAGTGAAACTGATTTTGTCGCCGCGCTTAAATCCGGTGGTGGAGGATACGGTCACCGTTGCAACACGGTTGTCGACGTTCTCTTTGTTACCATCGGTATCAAGGGTGTACGCCTGCGGCTTAAACTTCTGCGCACCAGAAACAGTTACACCAGTAGCGGTTGACTTGGTAACTGCCGGAAGTTTCGGTGAGCGAAGAATTTCATCAAAGCCAGCAATCTGACGCTGAATAGTACCGTTGCGATACGCTTCTTCAGGAACGCGACCGAAGATGTCACCATCTACCAAGTTGCGGCCTGCTTTGCGGTAATCGTCAGGGTTCAGGAAGTAACTGATGCCCATGTCGCGGTTGAGTTCGCGGGAGAACATCAGGCGCTCTGCATCAGACACAAAATCCCAGCCAGACAGGCCAGTAGATGGACCAATTGCGCGGGTATCGTGAACAACAAGTGAGCCCATTTCAGTTGCCTGTTTGGCAATCGCTGACTCAATGTTATTCGCCAGTTTTTTGGCAGATGCCTGGATGCGGCGACGGTAAGAACGCTCATCACGCAGGTCATCTGCACGAAGCTCGAAGAAATCGTTATCCGGATCGCCCATGTTGCATTTCACGGAGAGTTCCAGAATCCCGGTTGCGTTGCCAGTTAAATCCCAGCCAGTCTGGGTTGGCGCTTCCTGCTCAACAGGCATCCACACGGTGTTGCTTGAGCGCTGCATGGATTCTGCCGGAGGGGTGTATTTTGTCACTTTGGACGCCATTGGCGTCAGGTTCTGGACGGTTTCGATGATTTCATCCAGAGCATACGTGACCAGTTGACCTTCATTTAATGCCATTATCGAATTCCTTTATTCAGTTGCGCCTTGAGCTTGCGGTATGTCTCTACATCCCCTTTGTTTGCTGCCGCTTCCATCTGCTTTTCAATCGCAGATATATTTGCAGCAACAGCGTGTCCCTGAATGGGTTCATCAGGTAACGGGGCTTCTGAAACAGGCTTGGCTCGAGGCTTGAGAGTTAAACGTTCTGACAGTCGAGTGAGTTCAATCAGCGCGGATTGACCGTCCATCGCCAGCAACTGGCGTGTTTTCTCAGGATTAGCACCAAGGTGATACATGAGAGCGGCGGATTTCTCCGGGAAGAGGCGCATGATGTCGGCACCGACTGCTGGCGGCACCAGTTGCATGAATGCATCCTCTTTCTCCTGATAGTCAGGGATATTGAGCTTTTCCGCTGCGTCGTAGTGCTTACGGGCTGCCTCGACGTATTGCGCTGATTGCTGGGTGAACTCCTGAGTTTTGCGACCCTGCTCGGCGACAGCCTGGCTTCGTGCGTCCATAGCCTTGATCTGCCATTCACTGTTTGCCTGCTGGAAGGCAGCCAGTGCACGGCTCTGGTCATAGTCGTACTTAGCCAGTGCATCTTCGGAAAGATAATCGTTAGGGTCTGGTTGTTTTGGTAACTCAGGATTCACCCGCAGGTGCTCCGGCAACTCTCCACGCTTAACCGCTTCCATCTGCTGCTCAAGCTCACGCTGGCGTTTGCGTTCGATGCGGCGACGGGCAAATTCAGCATTAGTTGCCGGGTCTTGTTTTGGTTTCTCATCGTCTTTCAGGACAATCTCGAAGCCTTCTTCCTGACCTGCGTTGTCGTTGGCATTATCGACAACTAAGCCATCAGCAGATGCCGCTGCATGATTGCCAGGCAGGGTTAATTCTTCAGAAGCCTGAATGTCGGTGGTTTGGTCCATGATTAACTCTCTCTTATTGAGGTGTCTCGGCTACTCCGCCGGAGGGGATTTGAACTTGACGCATAAGATTCGCGAAATCCATGCGTTGTGAATGAGTCTGGTCTGCATCTTTAAGAAGCAGCTCAGCGTTAGCACGAGCATCTTTGCTGCGCTGTTGCTGGAATTGACCTACGAGCTTGAGGTACTCACGCAGTTCTGCCTGCTTGTCGAGGTCCATATTGTTGAAGATTTCTGCAATCTTCGCGGCGTTGAGTTGGTTCTGGGCTTCAACCTTGGCAGCTTCAACCTGAATCTGCGCCTGTTGGTTCTCTGCCTTGAGCAATTCAGCCTGACCTTGCAGAAGGATGCCCTGCGCCTGAATTTGCTCTGCTGATGGCTGCTGCGGCTGTTGTTGTGCCTGCTGCACCATCTCCATCTCTTCAGGTGTTTCTGGTTTCTTCAGCCCCATCATCACCAGTTGCTTGTTCGCGTACTCTCGCATCATCTCGACGCCTTTACCGTCAAGCAGCGTGAAGTATTGCAGCATCAGCATCTGGAACTCTGGAGTACCTTGCGGAACCTTGGTTAGTAACTCCTGAATCTCTGCGCGGTTCTGTTCCTTCATGCTCTGGAAGGATGGCCCAACGTCCGTATAGCACTCATAGCGACCACGAATGTCGTTGAGTGTGACCACATTGCCGGACTGATAATCGACAACTTGCGCATAGAGTTGAACGTCTTTCTCGCTTCCATCTTCAAGTGTCAGCGTTACATGACGAGGAACGTCATAAATATCGTTGACCATTGAGGCATAAATCTCGCCATCACGTCGCATTGCAGTAGCCAGGTTATCCTGAAACACGTATGTCTCAAGATCTGCCCGCATGTTCAGTTGATTGACGGTATCGAAAGCGACCTGAGAGTTTGCTGCCTGCGCATCCACACCAAGACTAGCCACCTCTTTCACTGCGTTGGTGGCAGCCTCAAGCATGTAAGCGTTGGCTTGCGGCACTTCAGGGTTTTCCATGTAGGAGATTGGACCAATCGGCAGGTCGTTACCGTTTTCATCGGTCCTGTTCTGCAGATAGTACGGATAGTCATCATTTCCACCGTACATGTATTCGTAGCCTTCGATTTGCTCAGGGAAGAAGGTAGGTTTCTTCTTCGGTGAACGAGCAACAATATCGGCGTTGAACGACATGATCATGTTACGAAGGCGTTGACCGTCTTTCGTCAGCCTTACCACTCCTTCGTAGCACTCCTTGTCACCAGCGAATGACCATTCGCCATACACTGGAACGATTGGAATATGCTCTCCGGCTATCTTCTCGCGGTCTTTCAGTATCTGCGTGCAGGTGATGATCGACTTATACACACGCCGACGCTTCACCTTGCGCTCTGCTACCTTAATGAATCCACGATTAGCCAGGTCGTCGATGACGTCTTTGATATCCTGCTGGTAATAGCTGACCGGCTCACCTGTCAGCGGGTCGCGGTAGATGAAGACTTTCTCTTTCTTCTCTTCGACCTCGTAATACTCAGCGACGTAGACGACATCATTCGATACCCACGGAAACAGCCATGTATCGTTCGGATTCTGGAAGGATGGCAAGGTGTCAGGATCAATACCGTAATCCTCTGCGAACTCTTTCCAGCCATTGCGCGACAAGGCGTTAATCACCGTGCAGTGCTTAGCGTCGCTCTTATCCATCTGCTTGCTGTTGGCGTCCCATATGACGTGTGAGCAGGCTTCATGGATTGGCAGGCGTCGGATTACCTGATTGTTGCTTGTTGGGTCGTTGTCTTCGTACTGCGTGACCAGACGCCATGCACCAACGCCAGACTCTATCTGCTCACGAACGCCAACGTTAACGGCAATTTTTGCCGTGTTATGGCGCATATCAGTACGATACATCCCCATCAGCACATCGGCAGCATCAGGATTAGCGCCTTCTTTGGGTCGGAAGAGAACGTCGATAGGGTTCCTGCGCATCTCTGCGACCAGTTTCCTGACCACCGGGCGAACAACATCGAATTGTCCGCGATATTGCAGGGTAGTGTAGTTTGATAGCCAGTCATCCCATTGCGACACTCGGCTAAAATACAGGTCATTTGTCGCCTCGGTTCTGGCTTCATCGCTCGCCATCCAGTCCGCGTCAAACTTACACAGAATGGAATTGAGTCTGTTTTCGTCGGCCATTTAAGTTCTCCGTGCGATGGGCCTGATTGGGGCTGGTATCTTTTTCTCTTTTGGTTTTTTGATGTCGCGCATCATTTTGGCGAAGCGGCGCATCATGTATGCATAGCGAACGGCTGAGAGAACGTCGTCGTTAAGCTTGACGATCTTCCCGTTTTCATCACGGTGATAGAGGCGGAACTCCTCAAAGAATGGCTCACAGGTGTTGAATACTTTGAAGCGACCATCGAGCATCATGTCGCGCAATTCAGTGATGCCAGGCTCCACAGCATTACCGCCATCAGGCCATGTCGCATGCTCCTGCAACATCATAAAACCAGCGTCTGCATACTGCCCTTTGAGCTGCTCACCTCCGCCCTTCTCATGCTGGTTTCCGTCATGAGGCCATGCGGTTGGCACTTTATGCGCCCATGATTTAACAGCTCCCCATGCCTGAACAGCTGTTTTTTCTTTCGCCTTCCACACGCGTGAAACGTAGATTGTGTCTGCGTCCTTATCCCACCAAAGCTGAACCTGCGCCTGTGGGTGATCCCATCCGAAATCCATCCCGCCAATTACGTAGAAGTGATCCGGACACTCGAACGGCTGACACTTAATCGTCTCTTCCGGTATCTGGAAGATTCGACCACTACCCATCGTAGGAATACCGCGAGCACGCGCTTCTCTCTCATGCTCAGGATAGGATGCGATGATTTGCTCTTTCTGCTCGTCGGTGTAGTGCTTAGCGTCATAGATGGTCATGTTGACCACTTTCTGAGACTTGCTGGGATTCTTCAGGAACTTGGTAACAACGTCAGACATCCCCATCAGCGGGGTAAACGTCAGAATTGAGAATTGACCGTATTTGTTGGTACGGGTAAGACCTTCGCCATAAATGCTGTATGGTGGTTCTTCGTCAAACCACACGCCGTGGATTGTGTCACCCTGCCAGCGAGCACGGCCTTGCGAGTATGGTTTGAAGTAGCAGATTGAAATGCCATCTTCAACGCCATCAGCCGTGTGATGCTTAACCAGAAGATGATCAACAAGGTTCGGAAAGAAAGGAGACTTCTTCCAGCTAATGATGTCCTCTTTCGGTATTGAACCGTAGCCAGGCTCATCATTCTCTTCGATACGACCGCACAGGATGCGTTGAGTCGTTTTGGTTACAGTCTCGTTTGTCTCGCCACCAATCCAGAAGACAACAGGCTCATAGAAACGCTTACCTTTCCACTCCCCACCATATTTACCATCAGCAGGATATCCTTTTGTGCCCGGATAACGCCCGGTAAGGTGAAATGCGACTTCAGCAGCACCAGTAAATGACTTACCAAGCTGGTTACCAGCCATAAAACAGCGCTCTGGATAGTCATGCCCGGCGTCGATGAACTCACGCTGTTTGCTGTATGGCGTAAATTCATATAGCAGGTGTGTGTTCCGGTAGTTCTCTTCTTCTTCGAGTAGCTCGAGCAATTCGATTTGCTCTTCGTCGCTCAGGTTATCAAGAATCGCGTCCAGTTCCACGGTTGAATAGCTCCTTGATACGAGAGCGCCGCTTGTCGCGATCTCCCTTATCAGGTGTCACGTCTTCAACTTGCGACTGCTCTTTGAGGCCCAAATCACGGGCGATGATGTTAGCGTTGAGAAGGTCAGCGGCTGCGCCAGAGAATTTCTGGTCGTAGATGACCTGCTCTGCTCGCGTAACGACTTCAGATAAATCTTCTCTCAGGCGATATGTGCGCCATGTTTCAAGCGTCACATCAATGAACAGAGTGAGGCCTGTAATAGTCATCGCTCGCATCTTGGCGATAGGCTCTTGTATCACTTCACCCTGATACGAGAACGCCTTCATCTCCCATAGCGGGTTAGCTTCTACCCACTCGAAGTATTCACAACAAGCAGCCCACAGCGCCTCAGGCGATTCGAATTTAGGATTTCGCCCATGACTACTGCGGGCCTCCCAAAATCGGTTGCCCTTTGGTGCTGCCATATTCATCTCACTTAATTGTTATTTCAGGTTGAGCATCATGCTCCGGTAGTGAACAGGTCTAACGCTTCCTTCGATTTACGCACCGCTTCAAGTGTGCGGATCGTGATATCCGAATTAGCGCCGCCTGACTGGAAGTGAATTTTGAATAGCTCAAGCTTCAGTTCGTCAGTGCCAATGAATTGAAATGCTTCTTCTGCGGCTGCGTTCTGGTTCATGACCAGTTTGTAAATCTCTAACTGGAATTTCTGTTCTTCAGTCATGGGAATAATCTCTGCCATTGTTGGCTCCGTTTATCCGTTAAAAGGGATATCAGTTAAGTTATCCCGTGTAGGGTATAAGCCATTATCAAAGCCACTCTGTAGGGAATGGCTTTTGTAATAACTACTGTTCGCTTAGCTTCTGCTTCAGCAAGTAACCTTCGAGCATCCAGATTTTGTTTACAGCATTTTGCCGGGCAATCTTCCGACCAATTTCTGCATCAAAGTTTTCCGGGCTTGCACAGGCACTCTCTCCGGTGACGGTGAAGCCATTCTTCAGCACCAGTACGCAGAAAGTGAGCAACTTCAATGGTGATAAATCACGATCGCCTTCTTCTGGTTTTTCCCTGCCACAATATTCGTTGCTGGAAATGGCACCATTACGTCCATCATAAGCAGTAAAGTAATGCTCGCTTTTAATCACGTCTTCGATGTGCTGCGGAGTGATTCTCGGAGCGGTTTTGCCTTTCTCAACGATTTCTTTTTCGATTTGCTGGTCGTTCATAATTATGACCCTGTGGAGTGGTTGCTTGATTAGGATGTCTTTCCATCAGTCCGCCACCACAAAGAATCTTTTTTTGCCATAAGGCAGGAGGTTCATCTTTCAGTGGCTGCCAGTGTTATTTCCCCACTTTCTGGCTTGGGTTGTTTCACGGTACTGTCGTTAATTAGTGACCAGAAATTAACTCCGGTTTCATTATCAAGCCCACCCGTAGATGGGCTTTGTAATGGCTACTTCTTCAGAACTGATTCGATGAATTCACGTCGGGGATGACGATAGTTCAGAATATCTTCTGGCATCCTCATAAAGCGGTTGTTTCCGTCTTTGGCAGTAACAAAACAGCTGTGAACTCCGCAGACATCCGTTTTGATTGTGTCGCTATACTCAAAAAGCAACTGAGCCATCTTCTCTTGCCATTCTGGCGGCATAGCCTCCATGAATACTCGCGGCATCACGCAGAACGCCGCATGCGTAAGACCAAACCACAGTTGCAGGTCTTTACGATATTCTTCATCCATCGTCTTTACCTTTGTTGCAATAAAAAGCCCCGCGAATGCGAGGCTAAATCCTGGTATTTGTAATGACTGGCTCTTATCTCAACGCAGCCCCTTACCGCGCGCAAAATGCTCAATATCAAGCATCAGCAATGAGATGTTTAATCTGGATTCACTCCAGAAGTGAGCACCACCCTGTCTACAGAGCCAGATGTGAAGGATGATGAGTAAAATTATCGCTATCATCGAAGGCATTGCGTCCTGATGTATTCCTGAAGCGTTCTCAGTGATGTTTGGTCGCGGATAATTCCGTCCCGGATACCGAGAACGTTTCGTCCAGCAACTGGAGAGAGTTCGACGGTGGCATCATTGCCCATGCCGGAGGCGCCGGAGGTTTCGGCTGAGGATGGCACAGGGCATTTTCCTTTGACGAGCACCCTGCCACCATTATCAAGCTTGCGCCGAAGAGCATCATTTTCAGCTTTCGCATCAGCTAACTCCTTCGTGTATTTAGCATCGAGTGCATCAGCAGCACGCTGGCGTTGCTGCATGTCAGTAATGGTGGCGGTCGCCTGCTTCAGCTCACTGACTTTTTTATCGCGCTGCTCTTTGTAGGCGATGGCGTTATCACGGTAATGATTAACCGCCCACGACAGACAGACGACGATGCAGATAATCAGAGCGGAGATAATCGCGGTTACTCTGCTCATACCTCAATCTCTCTGACCGTTCCGCCAGCCTCTTTGAATTTTGCAATCAGGCTGTCAGCCTTATGCTCGAACTGACCATAACCAGCGCCCGGCAGTGAAGCCCAGATATTGCTGCAACGGTCAATTGCCTGACGAATATCACCACGATCAATCATCGGCAAAGCGCCACGCTCCTTAATCTGCTGCAATGCCACAGCGTCCTGGCTTTTCGGAGAGAAGTCTTTCAGGCCAAGCTGCTTACGATAGGCATCCCACCAACGGGAAAGAAGCTGGTAACGTCCGGCGGCTGTTGATTTGAGTTTTGGGTTTAGCGTGACAAGTTTGCGAGGGTGATCGGAGTAATCAGTGAATAGCTCTCCGCCAACAATGACGTCATAACCATGATTTCTGGTTTTCTGACGTCCGTTATCAGTTCCCTCTGACCACGCCAGCATATCGAGGAACGCCTTACGTTGATTATTGATTTCCACCATCTTCTACTCCGGCTTTTTTAGCAGCGAAGCGTTTGATAAGCGAACCAATCGAGTCAGTACCGATGTAGCCGATGAACACGCTCGTTATATAAGCGAGATTGCTACTTAGTCCGGCGAAGTCGAGAAGGTCACGAATGAACCAGGCGATAATGGCGCACATCGTTGCGTCGATTACTGTTTTTGTAAACGCACCGCCATTATATCTGCCGCGAAGGTACGCCATTGCAAACGCAAGGATTGCCCCGATGCCTTGTTCCTTTGCCGCGAGAATGGCAGCTAACAGGTCATGTTTTTCTGGCATCTTCATGTCTTACCCCCAGAAGGGGATCTGTTCAAATTAGGAATTATGGATATGGTCGCTTGAACAAATCCGGGTTACGGTTGATTTGTAACGGGCTTGTTCGTGACCGCATTCATGAGCAAATCAGGCGTGGATTGCGCCAACAATACATGCCGCTCATATCACGAAGCCCAGCCATTGATGCTGGGTTTTCTTTTTTAAAGCGCACTAGACAACCGTATCCACAGAGTGTCAGCAATGAGTTGGTTAGGTCTAGTTCTTGGTGGAAGTACGCTTTAAAAAATGGGCTGAGGGTTGTATCCCAAAATACTGAGGGAATGGTAAGGATGAACAACGGTTTTGCTCTGGGTGGATTTGGCTGTGGTGGCCGGCGCTGATCTCCGGCTTGTATACAGGCACCTTGTTCTTCCGAAGCTCTCCTGCGCGCATCAGCCTGCGCATTCACCACACCGGAAAGAGCACTCAGTTGTACCGGCCAGTTGTGCCACTAAGAAATGCTTTCGCAGACCGTTAAGCTCTTTGCCAGTTCTTTAATGCTCTTACCTGTTGTGCAGATATAAAAAATCCCGAAACCGTTATGCAGGCTCTAACTATTACCTGCGAACTGTTTCGGGATTGCATTTTGCAGACCTCTCTGCCTGCGATGGTTGGAGTTCCAGACGATACGTCGAAGTGACCAACTAGGCGGAATCGGTAGTAAGCGCCGCCTCTTTTCATCTCACTACCACAACGAGCGAATTAACCCATCGTTGGGTCAAATTTACCCAATTTTATTCAATAAGTCAATATCATGCCGTTAATATGTTGCCATCCGTGGCAATCATGCTGCTAACGTGTGACCGCATTCAAAATGTTGTCTGCGATTGACTCTTCTTTGTGGCATTGCACCACCAGAGCGTCATACAGCGGCTTAACAGTGCGTGACCAGGTGGGTTGAGTAAGGTTGGGAATTAGCATCGTTACAGCGCGATATGCGGCGCTTGCAGGCATTCTTGAATAGCCGACGCCTTTGCATCTTCCGCACTCTTTCTCAACAACTCTCCCCCACTGCTCTGTTTTTGCTATATCAACCGCACGACCTGTACCGTGGCAATCTCTGCATCTTGCGCCCGGCGTCGCGGCACTACGGCAATAATCCGCATAAGCGAATGTTGCGAGCACTTGCAGCACCTTTGCCTTAGTATTTCCTTCAAGCTTTGCCACACCACGGTATTTCCCCGATACCTTGTGTGCAAATTGCATCAGATAGTTGATAGCCTTTTGTTTGTCGTTCTGGCTGAGTTCGTGCTTACCACAGAATGCAGCCATTCCGAATCCGGCTTGTGATTGCGCCATCCCCATAGCAGCCATCACATCAGTACCGGAAAGAGAGTCAGAAGCCGTGGCCCGTGGTGAGTCGCTCATCATCGGGCTTTTTGGCGAATGAAATTTAGCTACGCTTTCGAGTCTCATGCGCCTTCTCCCTGTACCTGAATCAATGTGAGGTTTCCGCAGAACACTGCGCCGGTATCGATATACATTTGGTTGGCAAATTTAAGTGGTTTCACTGCTGGCGTATGACCAAAGATGAACGTGTCCGCGCCTTTGATTTCTTTCACGATCCCGTCTTGTGAGTTGCTGATTCGTTCGCGGTTCCAGATTACCTGCTGATGATCAACTGGCTTTCCAAACTCGTATTCGTCACAGGGATAATCGGCGTGGCAGATGACGTATTTTTTACCTTTGCTCACCAGTTCGATGATTAACGGAAGTTCATCTGCTTTATGGGCAAGAGCTTTAGCCAGAATTTCTTTGTCGTAATCGAGATTAAAGAACCAGCCCCCACCATTAAGCAGCCAGTGATTGACGTTTCCACGCTCTGATAAGCCATCAATCATCATTTGCTCATGGTTTCCACGTACAGCTCTGAACCAGGGGAATGTGATTAATTCCAGGCATTCGACGTTCTCTGCGCCTCGATCGACCAAATCGCCAACCGAGATAAGCAGGTCTTTTTTGGTGTCGAATCCTATCGTCTCCAGTTTTTTCATCAGGTTCGTGTAGCATCCGTGCAGATCGCCAACTACCCAAATATTCCGGTATTTGCTGCCATCAATTCTTTCGTAATAGCGCATCTCTTTCACTCCATCCGCGATGAACCATGAGAACGTCGTTGACGATGGCGTGCATTTTCCCGTCTTTATCATCAACGTATTTTCTGACCGTACCGCGACTACATTTCAGTCTGCGTGCTACTTCTGTCTGGTTTACGTATGCTTCAACAAGCATGTCTGGAATGGTTTTTACTGAGAACGTCATGCGGCCTCACTTCTGCTATTTCGCAGGTCTTTGAGTTTCTGCTGATACTCCGCCTTGATGGCCCTGCACTCTTCGACAGTCCAACGATGGCGGCTATGGTTTGATTCGATTTCGTCTACTGCTTCCTGCCCGATGCGGCTAATCAGTTCGACGCGATACGGAATGAGATTTCCGCTTTTGTGCTGGTTGCACACTACGCATTGCTTGTGAATATTGCGTTCATCAAATCGGAGTTGAGGTGCCGCAGCAGTTGTCCGGTAATGTCCGGCATCCCACTGAGCAGACGTGAGCGTTCCGCACGAGATACATGGTAAGTCGCGGTCTCTTTCTCTGATGAAGGCGTTTACGGCTTGTTGGGCTTGTTTAATCCAGTAACTGCGGGGCTTTAAGGCGAGTTTTCGAATCTTCAGTTTATCTTTCTGTTTCTGCTCCTCTCGTCGTCGTTTCTTCTCTGCTGCTTTTTCCGCTTTTTCGCGTTCTTTGCTTCGTCGTTCAAGTGCTATCTTTGTTCCACACTCTGGAGAGCACCACCACTGATTAGCGAATGCAGGGTGAAACCATTCCCGACATTCTTCGTTTTTACATCGTCTTCGCACTGGTTTAGCCATCGTCCTCTTCCTCGTACATTGAGCTATTCGGATCGCTCATCAGTTCTGCGCAGCAGTGCTCACACACGTGAACTTCCAGCACATGCAGCTTCTGACCGCAGTTAGCGCACGTTAAAGCCCGCTCGACGCTTTCTTTCTGGTATTGAAGGGATTGGGATGGGCTAAGCATTATTGGCCTCCTGCATCAGGAGAAAGACAATCATGGCGGCGCGGAGAGGTCTGGTATCAAATATTGGGCTTACGCCTTTTGCATCCACACACCATTCAGTTAACTGGTCTAAGATAGAAATCCTGTATTTCTCAATAATCGGCCATGAAGCGCTCGGATCATTGCAGTAGTCAGGCAAATGATTTAATGGCTCAAAAGTTGTATCAGCATTTCCGTAATACCATTTGTTGGTGTTATTCCCTGATGTTTCCGGTTTACTTGCCCAAAGGCCTTTAAAAATTATGTCTCCTACCATTCTGTTAATTTCAAAATCACTTAACTGTGAATAATCCATTGTCATTTCCTCGCACGATATCTTAGCCACCGGATATCCCACAGGTGAGCTGTGTAATTGAAGGTTTTTACGTCAGATTCTTTTGGGATTGGCTTGCGTTTATTTCTGGAGCGTTTCGTTGGAAGGTATTTGCAGTTTTCGCAGATGATGTCGGTGAAACTTCGTCGCTGTCGCCTCATGCCGCCCTCCTGACGCCCTGCCCGATCGCCATCAATGCCGCTTTGGATACGGTAGTAAACATCCGTCGAGGACTGATGAACGGTCGCCAAATCAGCAGCATGGAGCCTTTGCTGTTTCCCTTCTTCTCCAGCCCTGTCGATGGTTCGATAAAATTAATCCGTCCATCAGTGATAATGCGAACTTCGTCGACACTCTCCAGAGCCTTGCTGAACCATCCGACTGACATATCCTCTGGCACAAGCATAACTACCGTCTGTCGCTGTTGTATGCACTGCTCAGCAGCTTTTTCCACCCACGGCCTGATATTGCTGTACGGTGGGTTATTCCAGATTGCACCGTGGCTTACCCACTCAGAATTGAGCGCGTCGTCGGCCTCAGTTAGCCAGTGAGCACACAGAGCATTTTTGTCGCTCGCTGCCGAATCCAGCCAGAATCCAAACTCAATATCCAGTGCATCAAAAAGCCAAAGCGGCGTTTGCCAGCAGTCCTTGTCGTGTGCTGGCGTATTTGATTTGATAGTCATGCAGCCCGATCTCCCCATCTCGCTTTCCACTCCAGAGCCAGTCGCGCTTCGTCTGACCACTTAACGCCACGCTCTGTACCGAATGCCTGTATAAGCTCTAATAGCTCCGCAAATTCGCCTACACGCATCCTGCTGGTTGACTGGCCTATTACCACAAAGCCATTCCCGGCAAGGTTAGGAACAACATCCTGCTGCTTTAATGCTGCGGTAAACACACATTTCCAGCTTTCTGCATCCAGCCAGCGACCATGCCATTCAACCTGACGAGAGACGTCACCTAAGCAGGCCCATAGCTTCCTGTTTTGGTCTAAGCTGCGGTTGCGTTCCTGAATGGTTACTACGATTGGTTTGGTTGGGTCTGGAAGGATTTGCTGTACTGCGTGAATAGCGTTTTGCTGATGTGCTGGAGATCGAATTTCAAAGGTTAGTTTTTTCATGACTTCCCTCTCCCCCAAATAAAAAGGCCTGCGATTACCAGCAGGCCTGTTATTAGCTCAGTGATGTAGATGGTCATCAGAAGCCTCCTTTCTTCTTGGACTGCGGTTCCTCGCGTTCACGTCGGCGCATTTCAGCAGACTGTTGGTCTGTGTCATAAATAGCGCCATTTGCCTGAATGCAATACACCGTGCCGGTATTGCCATGACGATTGAGACGAAGGATTAGTTCGGTTTCACCAGGTGGAACACTGTCATCAAAAGCACCTTCACGATGGATCCCCACCCAATAATCGCAATCCTGTTCAATCTGCCCTGTATCTCGTGAGTCACTTGGTAATGGGCGTTTATTGGTTCGGCTTTCCAGTGCGCGGTTAAGCTGCGTCAGAAGCACAACAACGCAATCAAGCTCTTTGGCAAGGTTCTTCAGTCCTTTGGTGATCATGCCGTAAGCAAGGTCGTTGCGATCGGCCTTCTCAGCGGTCATTAGTGTCAGGTAATCGACCAGAATCATGCCAACACATCCTTTTTCTCGCTTGATTCGACGGCTTTCGCTGACGATTTGAGCCAGAGATAATCCCGGAGTGTCGTCGATGTAAAGCAGGTCGATTTCACTCAAGCGATTTGCTGTTTCGATCGCCCTGTTGAAGTCACCATCGTAATCACCCTGATAGCCGTCATCAGCGTCATTTGTCGCCGGAAGGTAAAAAATATTCGGGTTAACACCTGACTTCTGTCCTACCAGTTTTTCCAGTATCTGATCACCTGGCATTTCAAGGCTGAACATCAGAGCAGGCTTTTTCTCATGCACTGCGCAGTTGATTGCCATCTGGCTGTATAGCGTCGTTTTCCCCATCTTAGGGCGAGCGCCAATGACAAACAGAGAGCCTTTCACCAGACCTTTCGGTGACAGCATCCTGTCCAGCGATGGGATCCCTGTGCTCATTCCCCGTTGTTCGCCTGATGGATCAAATCGCTTCTCAAGGTCGCTAACCCAGTCTTCCATGACCTCACCAAATGAGCGAAGGCCGCGACGCGATCCGGTTTTTGCATGGTCTGTCAGTTGCGTGAAAATCGCCTGAATAGCTTCGTACTTCTGCGTTGCAGTCATTCCATTGCGGGAATAGAGCAATTCCGTCGCTTCAGTCATGCGGTTGATGGCGTAGCGTTCCATTGCGGTTTCGCGAACCTGCATTGCATAAGCAACGATGTTTGCTGCGCTTGGCGTGTTCTTTGCGATCTCAGCGATATAAGCAAAACCGCCAACAGACGCCGTTAACGATTTACGCCCCAGTTCATCGAAAAGCGTCAGGCCATCTACTGGCTTTTGCTCACGGTGCATTCTGGTTATTTCTTCGAAAATGATTTTGTGTGGTCGGCTGTAAAATGAATCAGGCTTCAGCATCGCCAGAACTTTCTGGACGCGCTCACTGCTGTCATCATCCAGAAGCAATCCACCAATCACCGCCTGCTCTGCCTCGATGCTATGGGGCGGCGCATAAAAATTATCGGTCATCGTGTTCACCCTCACGAACTTTCAGGTAGGTATTATCGTTAAGCAGGAAATCAAATCCCTTTTTGTGCCAGACAGTTCCGCGTTGATGGTTTGGACGCTCTTCGAACATCCATCGACAATTTTCGCCTACGTAGCTCAAATAATTTCTCCAGTCCTGCATCGTGAACCCATGCCCGTCAAGCTGGCGGGTTATCACTCCGGCTTTGCGCCAGAACGTTCGGATCTGGTTTTTACGCTTGTCATTCAGTGCGCGGATTCTTGGCGCTTCAGGAAGGATTTCGTGGTAAGCATCGACAACATCCTGACAGCTAACTGAAGGTTTTTTCTTGTCAGACTTTTTGTCTGCTGTGGCACTCTCTAATACGTCAGTATTAGAGATATTATTTATATTATTGTTTATGGACAACCGTTGGACAACCGTTGGACAATCTCCGCTGAGAGCCGCGCCATTACTGGTGTTTGCGTTGGACAACCGTTGGACAACCGTTGGACAATTTTTTGCCTGAAAATCGTCATATTTAACGATTGTAAACAGGCTAAATTTCTTCCCCATCGAGCAAATATTAAGCATCCCTTTCGACTCAAAAGTCCGTAATAAGCTCCGAACTTTGTTGTCGGGGATGAATGTTTCTCTGACCAGAGACGGGCGTCCAGTTATCATCTGACCGCGATCAACAGTTATCGGACCGATATCCGTATTGACGACAGTAGATTCGTGATTAGCCTTGAGGATTAAGTGAAGCCAAAGATGTACTGCCTGAGAGTCCTTATAGAGCCTGCTGTCCATAAACTGGCGGTGTATAGAGACATACCCCATACTGGATGCCTCCTGATGTTGTACAGGGTTATGCCTGTAATCAGCTAACTTAACGACGCCCATGTTTCACTCCTGCTTTGGCTAGTCTGTAAACACCAACAAGGCGCTCTGCGAACGCCCTGTTATTTGCTGCGGCTACCACTAATCCCTCAGGTGAATCAGGGTGTCGAATCTCTTCTTTTTCCTGGTATTTCTTACGACGTTTTGTCATAATTACTCCTGTGGATTGATCCAGTCTTTCTACATCAGGCCTCGAAGAATTCGCCGTTCTTCGGGGCTTTTTCTTTTGTCAGCATTCTGGCTACTTTCTTAGCCAGTTCCGCCAACTCCTCGTCTTCAACACCCCATTCAAGAACAGCCAGAAGCATTCCCATTTTTGGGATGAAGCTGTCTTTCCATCGCGAAATTTGCGATTCATTAATCCCTAACGCGTCGGCAACCTTTCGCTGACCACGTACAGCAATTCGATTCAGGATGTTGCTTGTAATTGCATTCGCTTTCTTGCGAGTACTTGTAAGTTCCATATGTAAGTATTTCCTTAACAAATAAGAAGTTATGCGCATCAACTTATGCGCGTTGTATTCCCGCATTTCGGCGGGAATGAGGGCCATGACTGTTAAAGAGCGGTGTTACTATTTGTTTTTCTTGTTGCTTGGGAAAGGACGAACTTCCTCTCCAATCACACTGCCATCAGGCTTTACCGTAACCATGATGTTACGGCCTGCCAGAATGGCCTTGCTGATAGCGCACTGGATTACACCAAAGTCACTGGCTGCTTTAGCCTGTCCATGGATTTTGGCGTAATCGGCAAGTGTCATTCGAATCATATGCACTCTCCGTTATTAACCATGAACAAAGAATACTACAGGTATTCAAAGCAATCAATACTCAGGGTATTTTTAGTTTAAGTACCTTAGCTATTAGAATTAAGCTATGGAAAATAAAAAATCACTGACGACAGAACAGCTCGAAGACGCTAAGCGGCTTAAGGCTTTGTATGAGTCAAAAAAGAAAGAATTGGGAATAACCCAATACTCAATCGCTGATGAACTGGGTATCACCCAAGGAGCGGTAGGGCATTATCTTAATGGCAGAAACGCGCTAAACGTTGAGGTTGCATCTGGTTTTGCACGATTGTTGCAAGTCTCAATTGCTGATTTTAGCCAGTCAATTGCTGCCAAGGTTGCAGAACAGGCAGAAAGCCTTAAGAGCGATGCCAACGTAAGGTATGCAGGGGAATACAGAGCAGGAAAGAGGTATCCGGTGTTAAGCAGTATCCAGGCTGGCTCGTGGTGTGAAGCATGCGAACCATACACCATTAAAGACATAGATGTTTGGCTTGAGTCTGACGCGCATATTCAAGGTAATGCGTTCTGGCTTAAAGTGGAAGGTGATTCAATGACGGCACCGGTTGGGTTAAGCATTCCAGAAGGAACATTCGTTCTTTTCGATACCGGAAGGGAGGCGATCAACGGCAGCTTGGTCATAGCAAAACTTTCTGACTCTAACGAAGCAACATTCAAGAAGCTGATAATCGACGGCGGAAATAAATACCTCAAGGGACTTAATCCTGCATGGCCTCTCGTGCCTATCAATGGAAACTGCAAGATTATAGGCGTTGCAATTGAGACAAAACTAAGGCTGGTTTGATCACGCAAGGGGCGCTTATGGTTGGAACCGCTATAGCAAGCTTTTTTGGGATGTTGGCAATCTCGACAATTTACGGCTTAGCGCATGCTTTTATTGCGAAATCTCTATCAGAAAAAATAAGCCAGGCTTGGGCGCATAGATCAGCTCGTTTCATGATTCTGGTGATCATAGCAATACAAGGGATATCTGCATTTATCCTCTATGGATCAAGCTTATACCTATTGTATCAAGGCGCGACATTTACGCCTTACACCAGTGATTACGGAACTCTATACGATGGTAGTGAAGACATCTCTATGGCTTGGATTGTCTTTGGTTTATCTATGGCCGTGTCTGTTGTAGCAGACATCATTAAGGTAATTCTCGTCTTAACCTTCGCTGACTAAACCATAATCCCGGCAGCAATAGCTATCGGGATCCACTTCACATATCCCGCATAAAAAACACTGAACAAGCAGACACCGAAAAAATAAATATCCTTTGTATTCATTTGCTTATCATTATTTCACCAAAAATAAATACCTTGGGTATTTACACAATAAAATACCTACAGTATTCTTTAGCCATCAGCAGGACGCTGGTAGCCAAACGGAACAGATTGGCAGGCTCTTTAACATTGATGGGATTGTCCCGCCGAAATGCGGGAACCAAAGAGTAGTTGGCTTTGGGGTGATGTGAAGTGCAGCAGCGCGACAGCATCAGGGAGTTAACCTCCCTCCCCCCGTCACGTCACCGCCAAAGTCAATCATCGGAGGTCAACATGACAGTAGTCATTACATATCTGGCTGACGATAACGCCAGAAATCGCCGCAGAGCACGCAGACAGGCTCAACGTGAGCAGGCAATGCAAGAACAGCGACTGGCGCGAAAAATTGCGCTAAAGCTCTCTGGTTGCGTCAGAGCAGATAAAGCAGCATCACTCGGAAGCCTTCGCTGTAAGGAAGAAGATGAACGCAGTGGAAGTATTTGCCTGCCAAACGTAGCTCTTTACGCGGCAGGCTACCGGAAATCAAAACAACTGACGGCGAGGTAATTATGGGTCAGGAAGAAAAATATGAGCTTAAAAAGCTCATTGGAGAAGACGCCATAGAAGAAATTGCAGCATTAACAACAGCTATAAAGAATATTAGATATGCGCTAAATACGCTTATCTCCTCATGCGACAAAAATAGCAGGGAATTTTTGATACTTGGCGCAGCTCTAGGAATAGTTGATGCGGCAACGCTTCACCTAATTACTCATGACGATATTCTTATTGAGCCGTATGAAACATTACTGCTTGTCAGGCAAAAAATGGCTGATGCCGCAGCAAATGGAGACCTTCAACTTTACATCGACTTAAGGAAAGTATTAAGGCGAATGGTCAGAACTGAAGGAGATATCCCCCTGAGCGATGCTAAACAAGGCATACAAGCAAAGCTGGAGTGACCATTATCCTGATGAAGTATCGAAAGCACAGTCAGCAATTAGCAAAGATCTTGGGGAAGAATGATGAATAAGAAATACATTGTTGAAGTTATAGAGCGAGAAACGAAAGAAGTAATCAAACATTTCGAATTTGATAATTATAGAAAAGCTGACCGCGTAGAAGAAGGATTGTTGCGACAAAGTAATCTCGAAAAATTTGATGTTGTCATGCGATGCGAATAAGCACCTATAGCAGATTTGCGAGTCTGCTATGTGAGCAATGTCGCTCGTAACTAAACAGGAGCCGACTTGTTCTGATTATTGGAAATCTTCTTTGCCCTCCAGTGTGAGGGCTTTTTTATATGCATACCAATAACGCTTCACTCGAGGCGTTTTCGTTATGCAATCAAATATAAGGAGTTACCCATGATGCACTTTCAGCTCGCGGGTAGCGGCGTCATGTCCGCTTTCTACCCGCACGAATCTGAATTATCACGCCGAGTTAAACAATTAATCAGAGCAGCAAAGAAACAACTGGAGGCGTTATGCGCAATGAAATAGCCATCAATCACCAGATGCTTCGTGCTGCACAAAACAAAGCAGTAATAGCCAGATTTATTGGTGATTCAAAAATGTGGCTTGAAGCAAATAAAGCGATGAAATCAGCTATCAACCTTCCGTGGTATCGCAGGAAATGAGTTTTACAGATAACTGGTCAGACGAAGAATTCATTCGTCAGATGAAAGAATTAATCGGTAACGAAGGAGATATTCATGTCACTTGCAACCACAGTGAAGGAGAGCAAGTTACAGAGACGCATGTACACGCAGAAAGCTCTCTGGTATCGCCATAATGGTGACCGCGAAGGAATGCGGGTATGCCTTAATTTGTCCCGAGTCGAAGTATTAAATCAGCGTTATTTCCTTGGGCCGTGTCCATTCTGAGGTGAATTATGGATTTGAATAAATTCGATGAGCCATTCAGCCCTGAAGATATCGAATGGCGAATACAGCAAAGCGGTAAAACACGCGATGGCAAAGTGTGGGCTATGGTGCTGGCTTATGTCACGAACCGGGCAATAATGAAACGCCTGGACGATGTTTGCGGCAAAGCAGGATGGCGCAATGAATACCGCGATATTCCCAACAACGGCGGCGTTGAATGCGGCATATCAATAAAGATTGATTCCGAATGGGTAACCAAATGGGATGCTGCTGAAAACACGCAGGTAGAAGCCGTCAAAGGTGGTCGTTCCGGTGCAATGAAGCGCGCTGCCGTTCAGTGGGGAATCGGTCGGTATCTGTATAACCTTGAGGAAGGTTTCGCACAAACATCTCTCGATAAAAAGCAGGGGTGGCACAGGGCAAAACTGAAGGATGGAACAGGATTTTACTGGCTCCCTCCATCACTGCCGGGGTGGGCAATCCCAGCATCAGATAACAAACCATCACCAGAAAATACCAACCAGAAATCTCCATCGGTTGACTGCGAACAAATCCTGAAAGACTTCAGCGATTATGCGTCAACAGAAACTGACAAGAAAAAACTCATCGAGCGTTATCAGCGTGACTGGCAATTAATGGCTGGAAACGAGGAGGCGCAGGCTAAATGCGTTCAGGTAATGAACATCAGAGTTAACGAGCTAAAACAGGCGGCATAAATGGCAAGCAGAGGCGTAAATAAGGTGATCATTATTGGTCGCCTTGGGCATGATCCAGAAATCAGATATTCACCATCAGGAACGGCATTTGCAAACCTTACCGTTGCTACGTCAGAACAATGGCGTGATAAGCAAACTGGAGAGCAAAAGGAGCAGACGGAGTGGCACCGCGTGGTAATGAGCGGGAAACTGGCAGAAATTGCCAGCGAATATCTGCGAAAAGGCTCTGAGGTTTATCTTGAAGGCAAATTGCGGACAAGAAAATGGCAGGATCAAAGCGGACAGGATCGGTTCACTACCGAAGTCATCGTGGGCGTTGGTGGAACCATGCAAATGCTTGGTGGCAAGCAAGGAGGCAATGAACAGTCTTCACCTCAGCGAAATAATGGTCAGCAACAAAGACAGCAACCTCAGCAGCAGGGAAATCACAGCGAACCACCTATGGATTTTGACGACGATATCCCCTTTGCACCAGTAACTCTCCCCTTCCCTCGTCACGCTATTCACGCAATTTAAGGACTTACATGAATCACTTGATGGTTGACCTTGAAACAATGGGCAACGGGCCATACGCGCCAGTTATTTCTATTGGGGCGGTATTCTTTGACCCGAATACCGGAGAAACAGGAGAAGAGTTCTCGGTAAATATCTCGCTTGAGTCATCAATGCGATATCGAGCGCGTCCTGACGCTTCAACGATTTTATGGTGGCTGGAACAGAGTGAAGAAGCCAGAAAATCGCTAACCAGCAACACTCAGGAGCTTTCAACGGCTCTTTCATGGTTATCTGAATTCATCATAAAGAACGCTAACCACAAATTCGTTCAGGTTTGGGGGAATGGAGCATCATTTGACTGCGTTATTCTCCGAAACAGTTATTCGCTGACAGGGCAGCCAGTTCCGTGGCAGTGGTGGAATGACCGCGACGTAAGAACAATCGTCGAACTTGGGAAGGTAATAGGATTCGACCCTAAGCGAGATATGCCATTCAAAGGAACTCGCCACAACGCGCTTGATGATGCCATTCACCAAGCCAAATACGTTTCAGCAATCTGGAAAAAATTAGCTAAATAATCAACAGGAGAAAAACATGCCAGCGCCTCTGTATGGTGCGGATGACCCGCGCCGCTGTTCCGGCAATTCCGTATCGGAGGTGCTGGATAAATTCAGAAAAAACTACGATCGAATAATGTCTCTACCGCAGGAAACGAAAGAGGAAAAGGAATTTCGCCATTGTATATGGCTTGCAGAGAAAGAAGAACTCGAGCGAATTTACCAGACATCAATCCGACCATTCCGCAAAGCCACATATACCCACTTCCCTGAAATTGACCCGCGCCTGCGTAATTACCGCTCACGCTATGGCGCTATCAGTAATGACTGAGGAATTTACCATGAGAGGACTTGCATACAATCCCGGCATTCTTCCGGCAGAAATGATTATTCGCCAACGCGTAAAGCCAATGCCATCGAGAGAGGAATTGCTTAAGAGAAATTCTTTTCCTTCAGTGAATCAAAACAAATATCTGAATGCGATGTTTCGGAGTGGGAAAAAATGAAACAAATGTCACTAATTGAGATGGATGGTTTTCTGAAAGGTAAATGCATCCCACGAGATTTAAAGGTTAACGAAACAAACGCTGAATACCTTGTCCGTAAGTTCGGTGAACTTGAATCAAAACTGGAAACGGCGTTGCGGGAGTGTCGTTCTGCTGGAATCACGATTGATAACCTTGAGGCCAAGTGCACTGCGCTGGCAGCGGAGAATGCGGGGATGAAGTCGGTCATTGAATACTGCATTAATCCCGACAATCAGCCTGAATACCATGACCAGGGCATGGGATGTGGAGTTGAAGACCACGGCTACCAGCGCGACGGCTATTCGGCTTGTTACTACGGATGGGAGTCGGCAATGGAACGCGTCTACTCAGAGGTTATTCCAGACGCCATTCCAGAAACCCCAGCCACCGATGCTTTCCTGGCTGAAGTGCGGGCGCAGGGGGTAGAGATGTACGCAGATAACCTCGACAACGGAGCAGACGACGCAGAACGAGGTGGTTTTGATTATGCCGTTAAGTTTCTACGCAGTGAAGCGTCTAGTGTACGTTTGTTCGCCGACCAGCTTCGCAAAGGAGGCAACCAGTGAGTAATTCAGCACGACTACAGCTTGGTTTTTCACCGCTATCAAAAACTATCATGCTGGCAAAAATGCGCGATGTTGAAGGTGGACGTATGCGCGTTGGCAATGATCCAGGTCGTGATGTTACCAATGAGGCTGCTCAATTGGTGTGGCAACTGGTCATGGCTGAAGGTGGTGAGATAGTGTGGGAGCTGGATGATGGTTCTCGCATGGTGTTGAAGGCAGAAAAGCAGGAGTCATCCAATGAGCAAGATTGACTATCAGGCACTGCGTGAGGCGGCAGAAAAAGCAACGTGTGGTGAGTGGTCGCTCGAATATGGAAAGGGCCGATTTGATGGTGATGATGCACTAATTCATCGTGAAGTTGCTGGATATATTCCTATTTGCAGAATTGAAGGAGCGCATCCTGAAAGCGGTTTCGATGAAGATTTCCAAATGGAACAGCAGGCCAATGCTGAATTCATCGCTGCAGCCAATCCGGCTACTGTGCTGGCACTGCTGGATGAACTGGAAGCCAAAGACAAGCGGATTGCTGACATGGAGGCGCGGGAGGTTGTACTGCCGCGTGCGCACGATGTTCACCCATTAGGGCCGCAGTCGGCGAAAATTTTTTGTGAGTTTCACCGGAGTATCGTGAACAGATGCGCCGATGAGATTCGCAAGGTTGGCGTCAAAGTCAGCATCAAGGGGAATTAGGGATATGGCTGAACTAACCAAAGAATGGCTGAAGCAAACTATCGCTGAATACGAAGCCAATCGTGATGAATTACCGTTTGGACTGGATACCAACAGTGCCATTTGGCTTCAGGCGTTCAAGTTGGCGCTGGCATCGCTGGAAGCAGAACCGGTGGCGTGGAAGGTAACATTCACGCAAATTGATCGTGAATATAACACGTTCACTGGTATGTATTCTGACAAAGCAGAAGTCGAACGGTGGGTACGTCTGCATAAAGCATGTAATTTTCGGGCAGATATAACACCGCTTTATACCGCCAAGCCAGTGCCGGTAACTCCGGATGGTTGGGTTATGGTGCCGAAGGAGTTAACCCCGGAAATGATGAGAGCCGTTCAGATTAGAAGTGAGCTTGGAGGGTATGCCACTTCCAATCTATCTGGTGCATACAATATGTTTTCTGAGTTCTGGAATGTTGCTGTCTCAGCTGCGCCTAAGGTGGATGATTTATGAATCTATATCGCTGCCCATTCTGTGGTTCCACTGTGCTTAACATCGGATACTCATTCAGTATCAGAGGGAAAATGCGCTATGTGTCATGCAAATGTGGTGCCCAAGGACCAGAAAAACGAACTAAATCTGAAGCGATTTCTTCATGGAATAGTCGAATGAAAGTATGGGTTTATGATCCAGAAACAATATTAAACGTTGAAGAGCGCAGGAGAACGGAAGTCTATATTCATAACCTTAATGAAGATGGATTTACACCAGTGCTTGTAAAGGCTACTCCGCAGGAGGTTAACCGTGGCTAACCTACAACTTGCCGTCAAAGGTGAATACTTCGATGCCATGATTCGCGGAGAGAAAACAGAAGAGTATCGCCTGTGTAATGACTACTGGAATAAGCGAATTATGCTCCGTGAGTATGACCGTCTGATTATCACAAAGGGATATCCGAAGCGCGACGACTTCAGTCGCAGAATTGACGTCCCGTATGAAGGGTATGAAATCAAGACAATCACACATCCGCACTTCGGCGATAAACCGGTAAAGGTGTTCGCGATAAAGGTAAATATCGGCACCGAATAACAATCCTCGCACTCGCGGGGATTTCTTTTATCTGAACTCGCTACGGCGGGTTTTATTTTATGGAGATGATAAATGCACTTCCGAGTCACAGGTGAATGGAATGGAGAACCATTCAACAGAGTTATCGAAGCAGAGGACATCAACGACTGCTATAACCACTGGATGATATGGGCGCAGATAGCACATGCAGACGTAACCAATATTCGAATTGAAGAACTGAAAGAACACCAAGACGCCTGATGGCGGTTTTTTATTTGGGGTAGTAGATGGCTGCAATCCACATTGTATCAATAATATGCAATGCAATTCAGATAGTTGCTTGCATTATCTTTGTTTTCTCAATCCTTCGCTCCCGACGATATTCTCCAGCAATTAACCGACATCCTGCACAAGTTGAAGCCGTCAGGATGGCTATAGAGCTACGAAATGAGATGAATAAGGCATTAATGGAGATGGAGAAACCATTCACTGACAAACATTAAGAGTGGAAATAAAGAAATCACACCGCCTCACACTCGATGAGGCATTTTCATTTATCAAGATATCCAGACCTACCATCGCCGCATCAATGCGGTTTTTTTATTACCTGATTTGCAGGTTCGATTCCCTATTCGGAGATAGCACTCATGCAACACGAACTACAGCCTGATTCCCTGGTTGATTTGAAATTCATCATGGCCGATACTGGCTTCGGTAAAACCTTCATCTATGACCGGATTAAGTCCGGAGACCTGCCTAAAGCCAAAGTTATCCACGGGCGAGCAAGATGGTTATATCGTGACCATTGTGAATTCAAAAATAAGCTCTTAAGCCGCGCCAATGGGTAAAATAGCGGGTAAAATATTTCTCACATCTAAAAAACACCATTCTAATCAACCCCCTGCCGCCTCAAGTAGATGTCTGCAGGGGACACCAGATACCCTTCAAACGAAATCTACCTTCACCCCGTAAAAGATGGGTTTGGCAGCACACTTGCCTTATATCTACTCATTTTTACTGCAACAGGTTGAAATCTCAGCACTGTCAGAAAGCGCTGATGACTAAACAGCCCTGGGCCGGGCGATGTAACCATCACACAGAATCCTGATAGCGAAATATGGCGTGACTCGATACTTCACTCCGCAATGCATTCCTTGATGAATTCGCAGGACCGTGATACACGGGACAGGTCACTGAATGACGACAATGTCCTGGAAATCAGCGAACCGCGCATCTGAAGTACATTTGAGCGACTGTACCAGAACATGAATGAGGCGTTTGGATTAGGCGATTATTAGCAGGGCTAAGCATTTTACTATTATTATTTTCCGGTTGAGGGATATAGAGCTATCGACAACAACCGGAAAAAGTTTACGTCTATATTGCTGAAGGTACAGGCGTTTCCATAACTATTTGCTCGCGTTTTTTACTCAAGAAGAAAATGCCAAATAGCAACATCAGGCAGACAATACCCGAAATTGCGAAGAAAACTGTCTGGTAGCCTGCGTGGTCAAAGAGTATCCCAGTCGGCGTTGAAAGCAGCACAATCCCAAGCGAACTGGCAATTTGAAAACCAATCAGAAAGATCGTCGACGACAGGCGCTTATCAAAGTTTGCCACGCTGTATTTGAAGACGGATATGACACAAAGTGGAACCTCAATGGCATGTAACAACTTCACTAATGAAATAATCCAGGGGTTAACGAACAGCGCGCAGGAAAGGATACGCAACGCCATAATCACAACTCCGATAAGTAATGCATTTTTTGGCCCTACCCGATTCACAAAGAAAGGAATAATCGCCATGCACAGCGCTTCGAGTACCACCTGGAATGAGTTGAGATAACCATACAGGCGCGTTCCTACATCGTGTGATTCGAATAAACCTGCATAAAAGACAGGAAAAAGTTGTTGATCAAAAATGTTATAGAAAGACCACGTCCCCACAATAAATATGACGAAAACCCAGAAGTTTCGATCCTTGAAAACTGCGATAAAATCCTCTTTTTTTACCCCTCCCGCATCTGCCGCTACGCACTGGTGATCCTTATCTTTAAAACGCATGTTGATCATCATAAATACAGCGCCAAATAGCGAGACCAACCAGAAGTTGATATGGGGACTGATACTAAAAAATATGCCGGCAAAGAACGCGCCAATAGCATAGCCAAAAGATCCCCAGGCGCGCGCTGTTCCATATTCGAAATGAAAATTTCGCGCCATTTTTTCGGTGAAGCTATCAAGCAAACCGCATCCCGCCAGATACCCCAAGCCAAAAAATAGCGCCCCCAGAATTAGACCTACAGAAAAATTGCTTTGCAGTAACGGTTCATAAACGTAAATCATAAACGGTCCGGTCAAGACCAGGATGAAACTCATACACCAGATGAGCGGTTTCTTCAGACCGAGTTTATCCTGAACGATGCCGTAGAACATCATAAATAGAATGCTGGTAAACTGGTTGACCGAATAAAGTGTACCTAATTCCGTCCCTGTCAACCCTAGATGTCCTTTCAGCCAAATAGCGTATAACGACCACCACAGCGACCAGGAAATAAAAAAGAGAAATGAGTAACTGGATGCAAAACGATAGTACGCATTTCTGAATGGAATATTCAGTGCCAT